CCGCCTCTATCACTATCAAGTCTTGGATTGAATAAGTTAAAAAGTTGAAATGTTCCCGCTGTGTCCCAACCATTATATTTATATAAGTTTCGTTCTGATAAAGCTCGTTCTTTGTCTGTTTTGCCACTGAATTCGCCAGTTTTCTTAAACTCCTTAACACTTTTAGGTTCATAGTCGGGCCACCCGAATCTCGTAGATAATAGATACTCTAAGCTATGATAACCTGGCCGCTCGTCAAGAACATACGACTGAATGAACGTGTCCTCGTGAACGTCTACATCAATTCCAGCTAAACTGAGAACTTTAGTGTCAGCTTTTCCATTGTGCCATATGAACCTTCTACCGCTATTATAAAATTCTTTAAGGCATCGTCTGAATTCTCCATCGCTAATTGCTCCCAGACCAAATACAACAGCTTTCTCGCCTCTTGCAGCGAATCCAGCACAAACTGGCTCGTTAGTTGTTGATCGCCACTCAAGATCGGACGAGAGAAGTTCAGGTGCATTTGCGATCCAGTCTTTGACTGTATCAATGCCTCTATCTCTGTCATTGATTATCTCCACATCAGGAAAAACTGGTTCTGGTGGAGGATCAAACGCGCGACCGAAATCCTCCACCATATCAGGATATTTGTCACTATCTCTTACTACAATTGCTGGATTGTTGGTTACAATAACTCTCTGAGTTTTGCCTGTGCTCGATGTTCTTGTATGATTAAACGGTCTTGCAGTAAATACAGCTCGATATTTAGTAAGAGCCGTCGTTGCCTCAGTTCCTCCGGCAACGATGAGATCGCAGTTAGCAATCTCTGCTTCCAAACGAGGTTTACAAGCAGCAATCGCGTCTTTAGGCGGGTCATCGGATCTACATAAAACAACATTGGTACTGATGATTTGCTCACGAGTTATTCCATACCTTCCAAGTAGATGATCTAATACGGCACCAGCACCCTTCTGATTCGCAAATGGTTTACCAACAGCAACATCATATTGACCAGGAGAGCGAGATACAAAAGCAATAGGTGAGTTAGGATCACCGTATGTTGGAGCACATCTAGCACCCACGAGTGGGCATTTTTCGCACTCAGCTAATGGATGCTTACGTTCAATCATCGGCAATTAACTCTATAACTTTGAAAAGCATTTGTTCAAACGAACCTTCCCAAACTCCCGGATCACTGTCATCATCTATATGATGATAATTACACTTTGGACAGGCAGAGAAAGTTGGATCATCATTCGATGGGACAATGTGCTCGTACTCATCATCCCAATTAAAACCTTTCCACTCATTGTATGGACTAATTTGGTAACAGTTACCACAAAGTGCGAATGAATCACTCATCGCAATTCTCGTGTATCCATTCGTCATCTTCGTTTTTAACTATCGTGTCTCCTTCGTTAATCCAATCACCACAAGCAGCACACTTAGATTTAAATTCTGCTGTCGTTGTTGGCTTATCCACAAGGATCGATCTCCCTACCTAAATGGTCTACTTCTTTATAATCTCTTTCCATGCGTTCCATTAACTTATTTGATCTTTTGGCTGCTTCGTGAAGTCTTTGCTTAATTAATTTTTTGTACTCCGGATACTGTCTGAGCCATTCTAACTGCAAAGAACGATATGCTGCTGCCAGTTCTGGATCTTCCATATTCGGATAACGAGATGTCTCCGTCCTTACCCTGTGCAAACGTTCTACAGGATCGCGGTATTTATGAGTATTAGGGGCGGTCATCAAAAATTATATAAGTATCTGAGCTCTTGGTAATTTTTATTTTTCCAGAAACTATTAGATAGTTAATTGCTTCATTAAAATAATGAAGGGGAAAATGTATAGCAACTAAAATCTCATAACGAGAGCAATTAGGATTTTCTTTAATGAATTCATATACAATTTCACTATTCTTTTGAAGATTTTGCAAATCTGGAAATAAATTATCATACTCTCTACTATTCATTATGTCATGGCCTATCATCGAAAATTCTGTATTTTCGTCTGTTACATTCGTAATGAAGAAGAAACATTAAACAACACATGGCATGTGCTAAATGCGGTAAACCTGTCTCTTCGTCGTTCTTGCGCTTTCTATACCAATCCCATAGATGCCCAAGAAGTGCTCTAAATACTCTCGAATATCTAATACCTTTAGCCCAATTGTGCTCTTCGTATTTCTTCGCTCCGAAAGCTAATACTGCGGCCGTCGCTTCTAGAGCATCAGGACTCCAAAGATCCCAACGAGGCTTGCCTTCATCATATTTAGTTCCTTCGGTCAGCAAGTTTTAATCCTCTTTTATAATACCAAGTCCGATCGTTATCACAAATCCTACATCGTCGTTTACCACCCTTCCCAACAAGCCAATTGGAATGTCCACGTTTACATCTTTCTCGTCTTTGTCCTAAAGCTGGCATTGTTTAGATTGGTTGTCCATCAGGCCCTAAAACTTTCTTTTCTACAACACCAAACTGATCTGCAAGCCTCTTCTTCTTAACTGTTTCCTCAGCTTGCATACGTAGATTATGCATCTTGTTGAATTTATAAATAGCAAAATCTTCATCGAAGTCACTAATATCAGTACCAATAAGCTCAAGGAATTTATCACGAAGAAGCTCAACCCAACACAGTATATCAAAGAGTTCAACAGCGATACCATTGATAGGGAGAACACCGGCTAAAGTAGCAGGAACGCCTCTCCATTGCATTCCAGCTCTAGCAAACGCAAGACCCTCATTAATCAAATCAACTTTTGCCTTCGTAACTTCCATCTCTCCACAAGTTTTATCACAATTATTTTCATGAAAACGCATGTTACTACAATTAAATAGCACAGGTGGGTTATCTTCATCCCAAGGAATATCCTGTGGAACTTGCATACCGCTACCATTCATTTCTGGTACACTCATACTATATACAACCTTTCGCCTCTGCCATGTTTCTGTACGTTAATCAACCCTCGTTGGTAGAGTGTTTCAATAAGGTCTTTAGCTTCTCTAGCGTTTAGGTGGTGACGTTGCATAAATTCTGCTTTAGTCATTCCATTCTTCCTGCGAAGGGATGCCATAGCTTTTTCTACCATACGTTCTGTCATAGATCGTCCTGCATTCATTAACAAATCAATGCTATAATGTCCCCACTTCTCGATGTAAAATGCAGCTTGTTTAACATCTGTTACCTCAACTTCCAAATAACCCGCAGAATTGGGTAATCGTCTAGAAGCTGCTATTAATAAACTCATCTTTAACAAAGAAAATGAAAGACGGCTTAAGGTAGGCAAAGCTAACATAGAGATATCAGAATCAGTGCCAGCATTCGTTAACTTATCTTCAATTTCATTATAGAACGACCATGCAGCATCACTTAGCTTTGCTTCAACTCTTGGGCCAGGTATATCTACTTCTTGTCCAGCAATTTGTGTTTTAATTGACTGAACAATATAACGCTCCCTAAGATCAGCAAGGGATCTAATGACATTATCTTTACGTTCTGTAGATTGTACTGTTGGAGGCCCGGTTCTCCGTAAACGAGCGAGATCGTTTTCGCCGGATACGACGAGGAATCTTGGTAAAAATCCGCTGAGTATGTATTCGTCGTTAAGGAGCGAGTAAACCTTATCGCGTATACCCCCTCCAAAAAAGATGAAGTAGGGTTCGCTAATAGTGATAGTCTCTTTACGCAAAAGACGAGTAAGGACTTTCGGAGCATCGTAGAGTTGAGTAAGAGTCTCAGGTAAACCTGCGAGGTAGTCTTTTCTATTAATGGAGTCAAAAAGCCCACTCACTTCATCCTTCCAGAAAACTGAAACACGTTTTGGTCTAGTAGATAAACCAGTAAGAAGTCCCTCCGCTGATCCATCCGTTGCGAGAATGATATTATCATCAATACTTTTGAGCATATCAACTGCAAGACGCATCGCCGTAGTTTTTCTCGTCAATGTACTCTCACCTAGCACAAGCCCCCATATATTAGGTACAATCTCACCCCAATGAACTGCAAGAAAAAGTCCCGAACAAATAACCGAAGATAAAGCAATGAAGCAGGCAAGTTCATGATATTGTTCTGGTGCATCGGTAGCATTATTCGCCCACGTCTTGTAATCCTTAATAAAGGTATCTTCCTCAAATTCATCAAAATCAACTAAATGTGGCATCTTAATTATTTCAACTTTACCAGTAACAAGTATTTCATACTGCTTATGTTCCTGACCTGCTTTTTTGATATCTCGCCAGAGATAGGTAGCTGGTCTATTATCTCTTGTGTATTTATTGCAAGCCGCAGATCCAGTTACTACATAAATCTCATCTTCGGTCATACCCATAGTAAAGCATTTATTAATGAATCGCCAAAGAATTCTAGACCAGTCAGCATTACTATCTGGAGCTATAGAATATAGTTTCGCGAATTCCCCATCAATCCTGCCAAGTGCTTTATAATGAGCTAATGTTTCATCTAGACCAGGTAAATTCTCTTGTTGTGGATACTGTTGTTCAGAGCTGACAATATCAGTATCAGTATCCAGCACAGGGGTAATCTTATCAAACTCAGTCGCATCATAAGTATCATTCAGAATAGCAAGAAGTTTCACTTGCACAGGTGGGTCGTATTTAAAGTTTAACGTCCATGGAACACGCAATAGTTGCGTGATATCCCAACCTGATTTATCTGCGCCAGTTGAGTAAGCCAGCCGGCGGGAATAATCTTCGGCAATTGCGGCAGGTATAGGATCTCCACCTATGCGCCAGAATGCTTGATAACGTCCTTCGCTCGATTCCAATACACAAGTCGGAGTAGGCATTACTTCCGCAGGATCAACTTCGTCTAAATCTGCCCAAGCAAACGTAGAAGGCAACGCATTCTCTTTTATCCGTTTTTCTTTATCTAGTAAATTTACACAAAACCACACATTATGTGTGTGAGCAACTGAATCTACAAAACCCGAAATAGTCTGCCGTTCTGTAGGCCAGTAAAACCAATTTTCTTTGAAACCTGACTTATCCTTATGCGCGGTTGCAATACACAAGTAGCCGTTAACCTTATCACCAAATAGGTAATCGAAGAACTGAACCCTTAGCTGGCGGTTACTTTGTGCTACACTTGACACTAAAGCCTTTCGCGGTTATTTTAAACGTGCGGTTACGGATTGTTCATAAACGTCTGCTACATGGTCTGCATATGATTTACCAAGTTCAGCCCACCCACAATGACAGCCAGAAGTTTCTGTTCTAGAATGATAGATTAGTACAGTTAGTAATACCTTACGATCGTAGGGCAACTTATTCATAACGTTCTCGTCCGCGATATGGTTTTATATAGGTACCAGTTGCATTTGGTTCCTCTGCTTCACCTTCCCAACCCGCTGCACGATACGTTTCTATGCAACGTAAATATATATCATCTGCACCCTTACCATAAAAGTTCTGATCCCGAAATCTAAAATTAGCCTTTGGCAATTCGTGATAGATCCAAACTATTAATTCGTTTTTGGTGAACGTTTCATATTTAACTACTGTATTGGCTTTAGCACCAAAAGCTTGACAAACTGCGCAGTCCCATCTATAAGGTACTGGCCCTTCTGCTAATTTTTCACGTATCTCTTTACGAATATGCTGCACTGCTTCCTTAACATCTTCAATAGTAAGATGCTCATAAAGAGTTAAATCATCTATATATGTCATCTATTCTCCTAGCAATAGTTATCCAGTAATTGATCTTGCGACGGAGGATGGGCATGACACCCATCCTCCACCACAAAACCAGCACATAAATAACTTGTTGTTACTTGGTAAAGTCCGTCCTTCAATTACTCTTCTATGTATTCTGCTTCCTTGTTTCTTGTATCTTCTGTATTTTCCACAGTCTGCTCTGCTTCTTGCGCTGAAGAATCTGTATCAGAGAGATTACCTTCTTCCTCTACTTCTACTTCACTCATATCTACTCCTTATTGAATTAGTGCTAGCCTTGCCCCACTAGCTCATATCAGCCCGTTATTGTGTGAGTACCTATCCTGATATGCCCCACAGCCTATCTAAGCCACCCTTTCCCGTTTGTAAGCGGGTGGTGTTATGCGTCGATAGGCATCTTTAATTATTTAGAGTACGCCAGGCCCGGAAGTTGTTGCACTACCTTCCTGCCTAGCCCTAACGTTTGACACCTTGTTGTTATCGTACTCTTCATCGTACTTGGTATTAACCTGAACCTCACTACCAATCATATCCTCAGGATCAAGCTTGAAGTCCGGCTTCTTGATATCTTCATCAGTATGGCCGAGAGCCTTCAAGAATCGCGCGAGAATATTAAGCGTCTTTTCACGCGCCTCTGGGTTATAATCAGACGGCGGGAACCAATAACGATTCCACACCTTGCGGTCGTTATACTTACCACCGTCGATTGTGAAAGTCACATTTATACCGGGAGTACCAACTGGCATCTTGCCATTCGGATTATCAGTAAAAAGAGGTGTTACCTCGGTAACAATAGCGTCCTTCCAACCATTTTCCATGAAGTTACCACGAGTATCAGCAGTAGACAGATCAAGCGTTGCAGGAAACTCAGGCTGAATATCAGACATTTATGTTAGCTCCTAAGTTAGGTAGTTGAAGTTGGAGTAATTGAAGCAGCTTGCAATGCACTAATGGTGGAATCATCTTTAATCTTCGCACCACTGTCTTTGATAATCTTCCATATCTGAGGCAATGTAGGATTATCGAGCATTACATCAGGCAAGATTTGGAAACGATCTCTTGCCTGAACCCTCTTTGTTTTCTTGAATTGAATCTGTCTCTTGATTTCACCTCCTTCTTCATAAACAGATAGGTAACCAGCAACTGCAAAAAATCCAAGTATCTCGTGTCTCATCTGTCCCGGCATACCAGGCCAAATTCTATCAATCTTTGTCATCTTATCTTCTCGTTCAGAGAAGTGAGCCATGCAAATAGTATGACACGGCAGATCGCGGTAAGCACGAATAATCTTTCTCATCCGCTCGCCATTCTTACCCCACTCACGCTGAGAAGGAACATCAACATCTACCTTCTCAGGGTTGTTTGCAGTTCTCTTGGCTTCTCTCATAACCTCATTCATATCCATCTTCTGCAATTCAGAGATATTATCAAGACCAATAATTTTATAGTACCTATCACCCTTTGAATAATTTGCAGATAATGTGTTATATAGGTTAGTCAAAGATTCAATAGTACGAATTGGTGGAGAAATATCAATCTCACTTTTATGCCTCAAAGTTTCCCAACCACCATCAATATCAATAAGGAGTGCAGGGAGAAACTCCTCCGGCCAATCAACAACACTACCAAAAAAGTAGGTCTTTCCAGCAGAAGGCTCACCATACAGGAGCAAGTTTAACCAGTTAACACTTCCATCAGGATTAAATGCGCCAATAAGCTCTTTTAGCGTTGGTGGCGCAGGCGACTCAACTGTCGCCGGAGTTGCTGCTGTCATTGTCGCTACTTTCTATAGATCGAATTGTATTGAAAACAGGACAACCTTCTCCATGAATATTTTGTCTAGAATGCTTGCCAGCATTACAATCACAACTATCAAGATTATACTTCTCCCAAGTACCATCTAGTTTCATACATTCCATATTAAGTACATTTAATGCGTGCGTAGTACAATATGGAGCACCGTGAATACGAATCAATGCCGGTGCTCTACAACCTCTACTAGTACAAGGTTTAGTTTTATCACTCCAACGGAGTAAACCAGCCTGAACCGGCCGTTCGCGTAAAGTGCTTTTATGCGCTTCAGGTTTCTTCTTATCAGAATTCAGTAGAGCTTGAATAGCATCAAGACTAAGTGGTGTTCCACCAGTACTCATTTCCACACCAAGTGGTTGATCAATAATTCAAACAACATCTTCAAAATCTGACTTAAACAGATAATAATTATTAAATCAATCCAAGAAAAACGTCTTTTAATTAAATTTTGTTTCATGGCGTTAGCATTTTATCAATTTCTTTCCATGTATTACAACAAGGAATGTAATCTCTGATTTCTTCACTAGACATATCACCTTCTGGATACTGAGCAATAAATTCGCCAACTCCGTGAAAATTTAATTGTGCAACATATGCAATGTATTTCTTTTCTTTGTGAACCACTATTCTGCATTGATCCCATTTCACACCATGAGGACACAGTTCGTTAGGTATATTCATTTT